GGGCGTGTGCTCGAGGAACTAGGCGACGACGCTACGGCGCGGTTGCGGTTCCGTTCCTATCGTATCCTCGACAGGTTCCGCATGTGGCCGGCAGACATGCGTGTTGTTTGGAGTGCGGCGTGGTGCGTGTGGAGCGACGCGGAGCGCGCGGCTGTCGACCGCTGGGTCTCGCACCTCTACAGTGTGACGCGTGACGATGTGCAGCGCCAGTTGAAGGCACTCAGCGATCTTGTTGTGAAGTATGGCGCACGGTTTGGTCAGCACTGGAGGATTATTGCCTACCTGCACTTGCTGCGGGACTACCAGCCTGCCGCTGAGATCGATGACTTTCGCACAGAGGTGGGTGACTGGGTCTCAGGGCCGGAGCCTATGCACGCGAGTGGTGGTGATCACATTGAGCAAGTGCTGGCCCTCGGCTTTAGTCGCTGGAAGGTCGCGGCTCGCACGGAGCGTGAGTATGTGCCACTTGACGACTGGCTGGCAGATCCTATGTACTGGGCGCGCAGTGGTAGCAGCGATGGGAGGCGCCTTCACGTGTGGAATGGGAAAAAAATGAAGAAGGCGCCGAAATCGAAGTGGGCCACGGCAGCTGCGAGCGACCTCGCGTACCTACGAGGTCTGTACTTCTCGCCGGCGAAGCAGAGCGGATCAGCGCTACAGAAGCGTGAGCTAGGCAAAGTCAGGGCCGTGATGACGGGCGACCTTGGTAACTACTTACGTATGTCGCGCGTGTCGTATTGGTTGGAGCACTTGCTCGCCGGTGACCGCTGCAGTACGCTCTTCATGAACAGTGCTCAGCAGATGGGTATGTGGGAGCACTGCATGCGTGAGTTGGAATGGCGCTGGTTGATACCTCTCGACGAATCGCGCTATGACCACCAGATCACGTGGGGTATGCTAGACGCTGCCGACGCCTGGTTGGCGCAGGTCATACGCGAGCATGCGAGTGAGCAATGGCGTGATGAGTTGCTTGGCACTTTGGCCCTGATACACGACAGTCTCCGCGGTGGTATAGTCCGTGTGGGTCAGCATTCTGTGGCGATCACGAAGGGTGTGCTGTCGGGGTGGCGCTGGACGGCCCTCTACGACACGCTGCTCAACGTCGCTAAGGTGCGTGGTTTTACGGCACTGCTCGCACGTTACGCAGGCTACTCACCTCCAACGTTCGCCGTCTCACAGGGCGATGATGTGTTGTTCAGTGCGACAGGCGCACGCGACGCGGCAGCGTTGTGGAGCTTGTATGATTCCTTCGGCTTCATCGTCAACCCAAGCAAGTTCTTCG